CACGAAATCTATCGTTCAGGATATGTGTTTAAAAATACTACATACTTAGGATATTGGACGCCAATACCAATGATGGTCGTTGATGATTTATTAAACGCAGAAACGGGACCGGTATCACTCTCACCATCAGATTTAGATTTTACTCATGAGGCAGTTTATCACGGCGATGAAAATGAAAAGGGTATAACATATGTAACAGGAGTTCTTAGACCTGATAAAGTGATAGACATAGGACCAGGTATAGATGAATTTGCCTATGTAACAGGAACTCGTGCAATCTATTTGGCGTGTGAACTCGGTGCAACAGAAGTTTATATTATTGGTCATGATTTATATTCAATGAATGATAAAATAAACAATGTTTATGCTGGCACTCGTTTTTATCATAAAGAAGATTCACCATTTAAAAGACCTGATAATTCAGAAAAAGACGATTTAAATCACTGGATTAAGCAACATAAGAACACATTCGACACATTTAAAGACACAAAGTTTTATAAAGTAACCCCAAATGCTATTGGAACAAGTCCAATAGATGTCATCATACCAGAGTGGCATGATTGTAATAATTTAGAATATATTACACAACATACGCTTGACAAACAATTCAACATATAGTATAATAGAACTATGAAAATGATAATCACACCAAACAAATTTGCACTACTAATAGAAGAAACCGTTAAGACTAAAAGAATGAGTTATATAGATGCCATTCTTTGGTATTGCGAGAATAACGGAATCGACCCAAGTGATTCTAAAAAATTAGTAAATAAAGCATTGAAAGAAAAAGTGACCTATGAGGCACAAAATCTTAACTTACTAAATGTAGACAAGGTACCACAACTCCCTATATGATTTCAAAATTTGCAGTAGTATCTGCTATACCGGCCGAACTAATTGGCTTTCCAGAAGAGGAATGGGAAAGTCAACTTCTGTATACTGGAGTTGGTAAGATTAATGCTACCAAATCGCTTATGCATTTTGCAGAACATTTAAAAAATTACAAAATGGCGGTCATTAATTATGGCACAGCGGCAAAAGTTAGTGATAAGGTTGAAGTTGGTAAACTCTATGAAGTTACTAGTTTCATACAGAGAGATATGGATGTAACACCCTTAGGATTTAAAAACTACGAAACACCATGGGGAAATAAAAACATATCATTTCTGACTACAACTTTAGATGGTATTAGATGTGGCACCGGCGATAGTTTTTATCTGCATGGCGAAGCAAAACAAAACGACTATGATATAGTTGATATGGAAGCATATGCCTTGGCGACTGTTTGTAAAGATTTCGAAATACCATTTCGTTCTTTTAAGTACATTTCAGATGCTGGCAATCCTGAAGAATGGAAAGAAAATGCATCAATGGGTGTGGATTTATTTGTTAAAAAATTAAATGAGATAACACAAGGAAAATGAATGGTTTCGAAGTATATAAAGTCTATCTGGCAATCAAACTCCATTTTACAAGTAAAAACCAAAGCTATGACTTTCATAAACACGGCGGACGAACAACTGCACGATTGGAAACATTTACTAAAAGAAGGGATAGGTATTTCTTTCATAAGCTTTCTAAATCTTATAACGATATCACTATTATTGATTACTTTGTTAGCAACTTTGTTACTAATACTAACTTATGGGTTGGTGACATCATTGGTCAGTCTGGTGATGACCACTATAAAGAATGGTCGAAAAGATTAGAGGCATTACAATATTATTATGAACAAGACATTGACTATTTGTTAGAAAGAATGACTGTAAACAAAATGAATTTTGATGATATATTTACATCTGTAAAAGGCCAACACCCACCAATATTGAAAATGGTATTATCTAAGAAGATTGCCTTTGAAACATTTTTGATATTAGAAGATATACTTTCGTTCTCAAAACGATTGAATAAAGATATTTCAGAAACGGTCTTGTGGCCTAAACTACACGATAGAATGGTGCGATACAGACCTTTTTTAAAATACAATGTTACAAAGTATAAAGTGGCATTAAGAAAGAAACTAAAGGAGTTATAATGGCAGATTTGATAAAACCTACTAAAGACAATGTTTAGAATAATAGGAATTATCTTTGTTGTTTATCTTGTTGCTTGCATGATGCCACTTGTTTTTGTTATGTGTGCATCTGCTCAATAAATATGGTAAAACGCTTGACAAAGGAATGAAAGTAGTGTATAATAGTATTATATGCACAAGAAACTATGCATATATTTTGTTATAAATATAAAGGTGCGATATATACAGCACACAACGATACAATAATAATACAAATACAATAATACAGGAGAAATACAAATGGCAACAAGCCTATCAGCGTTAAAACGCTCAAACACCTTAGACACCCTAATGGGTGAACTACAAAAGGTTGCAGAACCCCAAAGACAAACAAACTCATATCAAGATGATAGATTCTGGAAACCAGAACTAGATAAGTCTGGTAATGGGTATGCTGTTTTTCGTTTCTTACCAGCAGTTCAAGATGAAGATTTGCCTTGGGCAAGACTATGGTCACATGCGTTTCAAGGACCAGGTGGTTGGTTTATTGAGAATAGTTTAACTACTCTTAATCAGAAATGTCCTATTAGTGAATCTAATAGTTTACTATGGAACTCTGGCGTTGAAGCCGATAAAGAAATTGCACGAAAGAGAAAGCGTAAACTTTCTTATACTGCAAACATTATGATTGTTAGTGACCCTAAACATCCTGAAAACGAAGGTCAAGTTAAGTTATATAAGTTCGGTAAGAAAATCTTTGATAAGATTACCGAAGCGATGAAACCTGAGTTTGAAGATGAATCTCCAATTAACCCATTTGATTTTTGGGAAGGTGCAAACTTTAAATTGAAAATCAGAAAAGTTGATGGATATTGGAATTACGACAAAAGTGAATTTGATAGTCCGTCTGCAATCGCAGATAATGATGAGGCTATAGAAGGAATATGGAATAAACAATTTCCATTAAAACCATTTCTTGCTGCAGAAAACTTTAAATCATATGATGAATTAAAAGCAAAACTTGATAAAGTTCTATCTGGCGTAAGGAATACCGGTACTGCCGAAGATGTTGCAATCCCACCTGTAACTCGTACAGTTGCACCGGTTGTAGAAGAAACAGTAAGTTCCCCGACTCCTAGTCCGGCGACTACCGCTGATGATGATTCAGACGAAACTTTGAGTTATTTCAGTAAGTTAGCGGAAGAGGAAGACTAAACTCTCCATCTGTTTTTACTATTAAAGGGTTAGAATCTTGTGTTCTAACCCTTTTTTTGTCTAAATATAAACACTTATGATGAATGAAGTTTGAGATATCAAAAACAACATAACATAAAAGGAGAAAAATTTATGTGGAAAAATATAACGGATACAATAGGTAATATTACAACGGTCGCTGTACAACTAATTGGTTTATCAGTAGCACTAGAAGTAGTCTTTGGTGCAAATGTACCATTTCTATCACTAGGTGTTATTAGTAACATCTCTAGTATAGTTGCTTCTTTGGGTAGTGAAGGTCTAGTTGGACTAGTTACGATTGCAATTTTGTGGTCACTTTGGTCTAACAAGTCGTAATCATTTTATAATCAGAAAGGGGGCTTCGGTCCCCTTTTTTTGTGTCTGGAATTGTTATAAATAGTAGTATGAAAACATTATTAAACCTATTGATATTCGTATTAATGGTTATGAGCAATATAACCATGGCGAGTAGTTTGACTTTCGATTTCAATAACCCTGCATTTAGTGGCATTGGTTATTCAAGTCATGTGTTGTCAATCGAGCAACTGCAATATCAAAGAGAACAATCAAACGCAGACGATAAGACATCCGCAGAGGCAAAGGCTGAACGAGATGCTAAAAACACAACTCTTGCTAAGTTTGTAACGAATGTTGAAAGTCGTATATTTGCAAACTTATCTAAACAGATGGTCGACAATATGTTCGGCACGAATTGTACTGAAGATACTACAACAACTGAATTGGAATGTCCATTAAGTGGTACAGCAACATTACCTGATGGTTCAACTGTTGCGTGGGCGAAGGATGAAACAGCAGAAACAATTACATTAACTGTTACTAATTCAGACGGCACGATAACTCAATTAATAGTACCAGTTGGGGACTTTAAATTCTAATGGAATACTTCGCACCAATTTTATTATCGTTACTTCTAGCATCATGTGGTGCTCAGAACATAAAGTCAATAGAAGGAGAAATGCCCTTTACACAAGGAACGCCAACAAAAGAATTATTACACGAAATGCCTCCACCAATCGGTATGCCGACAGACGGAGATGGTAATCCAGTAAAGATTACAGTTGCAGTTTATAAGTTTCCTGATGTTACAGGACAAAGAAAACAAGTCGGACTATCGACAGCAGTTTCACAAGGTGCAGATGTTTGGGTGATACAAGCACTCATGGCAGCTTCACACGGACAATGGTTTACAGTTGTTGAAAGGGCGAGTTTAGATAACTTAGTCAAAGAACGACAACTCATAAGAAGCACAAGAGAACTATATGATGGTGCTGATGGTGTTTCTGCATTACAACCTATGTTATTTGCTGGTCTAATATTAGAGGGCGGTATTGTTGGTTATGATACAAACACAACAAGTGGTGGTGCTGGGGCGAGATTTCTTGGTCTAGGCGCAAATGAGCAATATAGAACCGACCAAGTAACAGTTTCATTAAGATTGGTTGGAGTACAGACAGGAGAGATTTTACTAACTGTTTCTGCAACGAAAACAATTGCTAGTACAAGTAATGGTGCTGATGTATTTAGATTTTTAGATTTGGGAACCAGAGCATTAGAGATAGAGTCTGGTAATGCAGCAAACGAACCAGTAAACTATGCGATTCGTACTGCAATTGAGTATGGTGTTCTGCAAATGCTTTATGAAGGTAAAGATTTGGGTCTATGGGAATGGGCAGAAGCTGAGTTTGCAGACGACAAAGACATAAATATAGCTCAAAGTAATGATATTGTTATGAAATCAAATTCAAAACATCCGATTTCGGAGAAACAAGGAGAGTAATCTTGAGATTTACAACTTTCTTTATTATGTTTCTGATGAGTCTGTCGTCAATGGCAGCAAATAAAATATATGTAACACAAGCAGGTGCTTCATTAGTATTTGATGTACTACAAGATGGCGACGGAAACCAAGTCGGCAATAGTACAACAGCATCTACGGTTTCTGGTTCAGCGTCAAACTTTAATATTGACCAAGTGGGCAACAGTAACCTATTAACATTTGATATTGATGGCGATAGTTTCACAGGTACTTTTAGTACGACTGGTAACAGTAATAATATTGATTTCAATTGTGATAGTGGTTCAAGTACCGATGGTTGTGATAGTATTACAGCGTCAATCACTTTTGTGGGCAACTCTGCTGATGTTGATATTGATATTGGTAATGTTGCTGCGGCTACTGGTTCTGCTATTACTGTAACAGGCGCTTCAGGTACAGATGGTACTGTTATTGCAGCAACCATTGATGGCACCAGTGCAGTTGTAACTCTAACTATTGCTGGCGACACAAACAAT